TTTCTTCAGACCATGCACCACCTTGTTCCCAAGACTTTGCTATAATTTGAAATGCTGTTGCATTTGTTTCTCTGTTTAATTGTAAGCCTTTTGCTAGTGATACTTTACTATCTAACTCTACTCTCATTTGATTAATAGAATCTGTGTATGCTCTAGTGTAAGATTTATCCTGTGTACTTAAATCCCTCATAGGATTTCCAGTAGGATTATCATTTTCATCAACAGACTGAAATAAGCTGTCAACATCAAGGTTAGCCATTGCATCACCTTTTTCATCTCCACCAGTAATGTTTGATACTTTAGTTTGTACTGAATTAAAATCTTGTATAGCGTGAGATAAACCAAAATTAGCATTGACAATAGCTTGACTGTAATAGCCTTTTAAATTTTCAACTCTAGGGTCACCTTTGTCTACTAACTTTTTAATTTCATCTGGGTCAGTAATACCTTGTGCTTTTAAATTATCAAAAACATCTTGTGTTTCACTTTGTTGTTCTTTTTTGTAAGACTCAGTAAAATTAGCAAAGCTTTTATTAAAGTTCTTTAGTGAATTTGAAATTTGATTTAATTCACTATCGGTAGCTTCTCTAGGTCTGCCTGTTGAAGTTTTTTGATAAGAAATATTTTTGTATTGTGATTTATATGCCATTATGCTGTTGCCTTACTGTTAAAGAATTTTCTACTATCATTTCCTGCGTAGTCTGTTCCTGCACCTGCTATGTTAATAGCTAATGCCATGTTGCTAGGTTCTACTGGAACTGGAAGATTGTTAATTGTGTTAGCGTAAGCCGAATATGCTTCGTTTTCTTGTCTATTGAAAGATAACATATCTTTAGTGAAACCCATGTTAACATCTCTAAAGTCAGTGTCTTTGTCTCCGCCTACATCTTTATATATTGCTGTAGCGTTTCCTACGTTCAAAGCTAATTGTTTTGAAATTTCTTTAATTTTCTCTTTTTTAATTTTAAACTTTTCAGCTGATTTTTCTTTTCCTGCATTAATTTTACCTTGGTCTATTTGACCGTAGTCATCAAACAAAGCTGAACTCGCAGCATTTTTAGCATGAAAATTTGATACAGAGGTTCTATAGGCTTGTTCTTTTTTAGCGTTATGGTCTGCTACTGCACTGACAACGTTTAACGCAAAGCCTGCTTCTGCTGTACACATATTATTTTAACTCCTTCATTACTAATATAAAATTTAATTTTTCATGGCCGTATGGTAATTTTCTTTTGGCTTCAAATCCTAAAAACTGTAACCATTTTAAAGTTTCCCAATTACGCTCATCTACAAAGTTATAAAGATATTCATAACCCTGTCCCATTTCTTCAATCCATTTTGGACACTCTCTAAGAAATTGTCTTGCATGGTTTTTTAATTGTTCACTAGATAACATCCAAGCTACACCATATCCTTTTTTAAATTGACATGGGGATGACCCAAACATTCCAATAACACCTTCGTCTTTATTTCCAATTATGGAATAGTTTCTTGAACCTTCATAAGTGAAGGGAAGAACTAATGCTTTTAATGGACTTAGGTTATCTGATGCTTGTATCTCACGTCTATCTGCTAGACGCATCTTAGGTGCTAAGTCTAAACAGTCTTTTACAACTGCTTTCCTTACACATTTTTCCATATTACATCCTTCTATTTCTTCTATGATAAAATCCTTCAATCTCAGCTGATATAAAGTGACATGGTAAATGTGAACTAGATATTAACTTACATACAAATTCTGTATTTTTAGATTGTATTGGAATATTAAATGTTCCACTTGCTATGTTAGGTTGTCCTACAACTGAGGATGCTGAGTTAATTACATTTCCAGACATCTCATATGTTGATGTACTCCTACCATTTGGTAATACTGTTGCGGTAAAGAAACCGCTGTCTTGATAATCTATTCTCATAGTTCTAACTTGGAAACGTCCAGAAGTTATTGCTACTTGTCCAGTTGCGCCAGACTCTCTAATGTATGGTTTCGAAAATTCATACAAAGACTCAAAAGCAACACCAAAGATACAAGAAGTATGATTACCTAAAACTACTACTGTAGTTCCAGTTTGACTGTCGATTGTTAAATCTGAACCATTAGTAGCATCAACAGCTAATAATGTTTGGTTGTGTTCATACGGTAATGTAAATGTAGTTTTGTTTGTTACACTGTCATATGTTCCAGTTAATGTTTGTGTTTGTAAATCTATATTGATTGGAAAAGTTAAATTACCAAAATTAGGATTTCTTAAATCTATTCTTAATAATTTTAAATTAGTTTTTTCATTAACTACTAAATATAAATAACTGTCATAAGCTTCCGCAGAAACAATTTGCATATTTGGTAAAGTAAATGTTGACCATGCTGATTGTACTTTTTTATCCGCATCCCAAAAATATTTATAAACAAACATCTTATTAGCATTAGTTCCAGTTACATTTGAACTAGGTGTGTAAGGCGTTGTATTAACAGTATCTAAAGTATCGTGACACAATACAACCATTGTATCTTCAATGTTATTTGATACAATTTTGTATGCATTAGATGGTATCAATGTATTTACACCAATAGTAATATCTAAGCCGTCATTAGTTAAAGTATCATCATCTGCAAAATATTCAGTTAACGCTGTTTTGTCATTTCTCTTTTGTGCAAAGTAAACAAATTTTCCTGCCGCTTTAGGTTCTACTTTTATATCGTGAGAGAAGGTACTTGTTTTAGAAAGTACAGCAGTTGTTGGTGTAATACTATCACCCGAAGACTCTAAGATATATTGAGACTCTGAAGAAAATAATAAAAGTTGTTCATTAAAATCGATAGAGTTGTAAAGTGTATTAACAGTAGTACCACTAGCTGCAATGTCAATTGGGTCAGTGTCTAAAACATCTGTTCCAGTTGTAGCATAGAAATTATAATATGCACCGTTTTCTGACATAATTAAATTTTGTCCAGAAATAATTCCAAATCTATTTTGGAAGAAAGTTAAATTATTAATTTTTTGACCTACAAAACTTGGTGCTGCGTTAGTGTCTGCATCTCCGGCAACTCTATCAGTGTATGTTTGTTCTTCAAAAGTAAATGTACCGTTATTGTTATTGACCAAAGCGTGTGGCATAGTAGAATTATCTAATCCAAGTTTTACACCTGGGCCGACAGTTTCTTTCCAAACACCGTTAGCTATAAATTTAACATAATAATCTGAAAGAGCATCACCTTCTTCACCAGTAATTTGAATAATCATATTTGGTTTGGCGTAATAAGGTAAATCTGTAAAATCTTGTATAGAGTCTTTTACTGCATACATAGCTTGGTTACCAAAACCGTCTGTAGTTTCAATTCCAAATGTTCCACTTGCACAAGAAATATAAATTGTATTTCCATATTGTGTGTTTGTGAATGTTCCAGTAATTCCAGAATAGTTAGCAATTCCTTGTGAGGTACTTAATGTAGCACCAGTATCAGTTCTAATTGTTTTAAATCCAATTCCATCTGCAGCACTTGACCAATAAGATGATGCTGTTCCATATAATAATATATGTGCAATCTTTTCAGTGTCTCTAAAATTTCCATCTGTTGATGCGTCATTACCAGTAGGCATTTGAAAAGAAACTTCTATTGGATAAGACCACGTAGAATGATTTAAAGTAACACTATATTGTCTACCGTATTGTGAACTTACTACATACACTAAAGCTTCTTGAACTTTTGCAGGTGTTGTTACACTGTTCTCTGCAATTGTTTTCTGACCATTAGATACAAAAGTATAGTCTGCTATGTTAGTAAATTTAAAATCTTCTAAAGGGTTGGTGGATGTTAAATATCCTGTTCCATTTGGGAACGTAACTGTTTTTTCTACTCCATTTAAATCAAAAACTTTTACACCTTGGTTATAAAATAATGCAACATATTGATTGTTAGCATCTCTGTTAATCCATTGAACAGCACAGTTATTAGGAATAGCTTGATTACTTAATAAATTAGCGACAAATTGAGTTCCCGCTCTTTTTGATAAACCATTAATTATATTAGATTGAAAATTAATTTGGTTCTCAGCTTGAGATACATTTCTTTGAACAGGGTTTTGTTGGCTAACTCCGTTTATTAAGTTAGGTATAGACTGAGATATTAATGCCATTGTCTAACTCCTCGAAGAACGTTTGCTGCTACGGTTAGTAATATAATTTAAATTGTAATCATCCCTTAACATATTAGCGTCCATTGCTCTTGAGTCAGCTTGTTCAAAAGCTACGTGTGCTTCGTTCTCATCTAATCCTGCTAGTTTAACTAATTCGTTTGCACCAATGTAACGAGCTGCAAATCTTCTTGCTGCTTTAACAACAATATATTGTCTTGCATATTCTGGTAGGTGTTCAAATTGTTGAACTAAAACTTTGTCTAACTTTGGATTAAACGTAAATACATCTGTATGATTTTTTAAGTCATATAAAAATCCGTTACGAATTGTAAATTGATAAAGGTATTGATAAGGCGCTGAAGCTTCAGCTTGAACACAATTTGAGTCTAAAGGTACTTTATTATTAGAATCTCTATTTTGTGTTACGTCAAATTCTCTGTTGAAATACCATCCTTGAGATTGAATACTCATAGATGTTTCATTTAAAATATTTATAGCAACAGCAACGTCTGTTCCAATATTACCAGTGATTGCACTTACAGGACTCTCTCCAATAAAACTAAGCATGGTATTTATCGCTTGTAATTCCGTTGTAGGTGTTATTTGTGTTGCCATTGATTTTCCTTTGTTAATTATAAAGTGGGGGATTAAGTCTCCCTCTTCCCCCACTCCTTATAAGTTTAAAGATGTCTAAAAATTAAACTTCTTTAATTCCTACTGCTGCTTCCGGACGAAGGACGCCATGTCCCATCGCGTATTTAGCAACCATTAAAGTACCTTGTCTTTGGATTTGGTATTCCATCTCTGTTGACAAGTCCATTAACTTCACAGTTCCGATTGCACTAGGGTGAGACACCAAACCTTCATAGTTTGATAAGTCAACAGCTTGAGGTGTTGAACCACCTTGAGTTGCTGAACCTGCGTCTGTTCCTGTAGTAATGTTAGATGCTACAAAATGAGGAACTGCAATTAATCTAATTCCTGCAATTTGTAAAACTCTTCCAGATGCTACACCACCGTTTGCACCACCGCTAAAATCTACATTTACTGCATTAGTTGCGTTAGCTAATTTGTAGTACATTTCTGGTTTTAAGAAACATACTCTTCCTTCAGATGGAACATAGTTGTTATCTAAAGTTTTAGCTGCGTCAAATAATGAATCGATAAATGCATTAGCTGAAGTTGCTGCAGTTGCACTAGCAATTGAAGTGTTAGTGATTACTGTACCCGATGGGTAGTTAGTGTCACCAACATTTGCAACTGTAGTTTTAGCTGCTTGACCGATTGTTTGTAAGATGTGTTTATCTTTTTGAAAAGCTAATGCTCTTCCAATTTCTGAAGAATACGCACTTCTAACCGACCAATGGTTCTTTGCCTCTTCGATATTAGATAAAAACACATGAGATATAAGAAGGTCGTTAATTGTAATTACCTTCTCATTGTGGTTCACTGATGAACCGTTTATTTCAGCACCAGGTGTATGATATTCTGCACCGATTCTGCCCATTACTGGGAAAGTTGCGCTTTTGCCAGATGCGATACTTCTTACCATATCTGCACCCTCTGTTTTTGATGCTCTCTCGAATGAAGTTAAAACTTCTCCGGAAAAAACCTTCAAAAACAAAGCATCTTCAGCATTAGCGCTATTTATTCTGCCTATATCAGCAGGTATTGCGTTTGCCATATTATTTCTCCTTATAGCTTTGTTATTTAAAAAGCTTTCACTTAGTCTTATTCTTCACAAGATTGTCGTTCCTCAGAACGGTCAAGTTAATGTACTTAACTTTGTGTCAGCGAGTTGCTACCTAAACAGGTAACACAACTATCTTTTGCCTTACTTAGGCTTTCCTATAGTCTACTGTTTTTTATTTTAGCTTGAACGTCTGCTTGGTATGCTTCGTCTTTTCCATATCTAGGGTCAGACATTGCTGCAGTAACTTCAGCCCATGAACGATAACCACTAGCATTACTAGAACTTGGTCGTTCACCTTTTGATAAATTAGGTTCAATACCTTCAGCATTTTTATATCTAGCATTCAATCCTGCGATTGCTAGTTTAGTTGCTTCAATATTTTTTCCGTTAACAGTTGTATTGTATGCATTAATCTCAGCTTCACTTAAATTTTCTGAAGCCCAAGACATTAAAGAATTATAAGACTCTTCACCACCAACTTCTTGTTTTAATGAGTTGGAAGTTTGTTGTGCTATAGATTCTTGTCCTTTAATAAATGCATCTACGTACTCTTTAGGTATTCCTACTTTTTCTAAAGCTTCATAAGATTTATCATTTAACTGGCCACTCTCATTATATTCTTGTTGCAATGAGTCCATACTTAAACCTGCATTCTCTACAGCTTTTTCAGCATCATCAATTGACAAATCATTTTCTTTTTTAGGCTCAGTCTTAGCAACTTCTTCTTTTGTTTCAGGCTGTCCTAATTTAGTTTCTAATTCACCATAGGCTTTTGCCATATCTTCTGGTGATTTAAATTTTTCAGGTAACCATTCAGGTCTATCCGATTGGGGTTTAGACTCTTCTATTGGTTTATCTGATGTTTCTTCTGTAGCTTTTATTTCTACTTGTTGTACCATTTAATTATCCTCTTGGTTTTGTAACATTGTCTGCAACTTTAGGTGCAACAGCTTGTGCTGTTTCCATCATCTGTTGTTGTTGTTGCATCTGCATTTGCTGTTGTTGTTCTGCTTGTAACTGTTCTGGAGTTTTAATTAGATTTTCAGTTTCAATTCCGTGTCCTGTTGCAAGTCTTTCAATTAAATCACCTATGTTTAATAATTGAATAGCTTCAGGATTGATTTGTGCTAATTGTCCAATTTCAGCTACGAACTCTCTTAGTTTCTGTAAGTCATTACCTCTACCTAGTGCTTCAACACCAGTAATAATTGTAGGTCTTACAGACCCTTTTGGAAGTTTTGGTATTTCGTTTTTACTTCCCATTCTTGTCATTAGAAGAGAAACTAAAGGCAATTGTAATTCTTGTGATAGTAAAGAATATATTCCACCCATAGCTGTTTCAAGTTCATTAGCCATATATCTAATTTCTTGAGCAGTAACTCTCTCTGCTTGACGTTGAATTGCTGTGTTAAGTAAGAAGGCGTATGCTAGTCTTTCTTCTAGTCTACCAATTGCTTTCTCAACTGTTTGTAAATCATAAAACTTTTGTGCTTGTAACACGCTAACATCATCTTGATTACCAGATATAATATCACCGTTACGTGCTACTGCTAAATCTCTTTTCTTTGTAGTAGAATTTGGCTTAACCATAAAAACCATTTTGGAAGATGCTGCAGCACTTTCAACAAGTGATTGCGATAATCCTTCAAGGCTTTTCAAGTCTCCGATAAATTCCTCTACGTAACTACGTCCATAGTCCTCAGAATCCACACGTACCATTCTTAAACATAACCACGGTAGTTGGTCTTCGTTGTGTTCACCAATAGAAGAAGGTATTTTAATTCCTTTTACTTCTTGGCAAACATAATATTTTTTATTATTTAGTTTATAAATATGTGTGTACAGTTCACATGAAGTTTCAGACTTAGCATCTTCTTTGCTCATCTGCTGTAACACTAAATCTCTGACATCAGGTTCTAATCCTAATACAGATACATTTTCTTTTACAACTATTTCTAATAAATTTCCGTCACCGTCTCTTTTACATACATATTGATTTAATGGAAAAACTCTCATTGTTCCATTTTTAGGCATATGACATAAAACGTTTCCACCAACAATTAAATGTTTTATCGCTTCAAAAATTGGTACTCTTATTGCTAGTGACTCTATTTTACTCATAACGTCACGTTCAATTTTTGCTAATGATTTTTCAATTAATGTTTTAAGTTCTGGTTGTTCTTGAACTTGTTCTTTAGCTTTGCCTTGTATTGCTAATCTAAAGAAAGGTTGGTTGGGGGGAAGTAATAAAAGTAAAAGTTTACTTGCTAGATTGTTAACACCTCTACTTCCAACTGATTGGAAAGGACTATAAAAATCTTGCGTTGGTGTAAATGAATTTTCAGGAATTAAGGTTGGTATCGTCAACTCACTACATTCACGTCCACGTTCTAAAAAATGTTCTCTTCTTTCAGACAGAGAATTGTATCGGCTTTCTGCCGTATTGACTAAATTATCTGCCATTTGAAATTCCTTATATTATTGTTCCACTAGAACCTGGAATATTTAAATCAGTTTGCATCGCAACTGTACCTGTTTTAGCTTTTTTCTTTTTTGCAATTTCCATAGAATCTTCTGACGCTAATTCAATTGTAGGCGCTAATTCATCACCAGATGAAACTGCTTGTCTTACTGGTGTAATCGCTTCTTGTACAGGTGGTTGTGAGGGACTACTCATACACATAGTTATTTCTCCTTATTAATATTGAGGTATCGTTAAATCAGATGATTGACTTGTCATAACATCTGAAGATTGAGACACGCTACTTTTCTTAGTTGTTTTCTTCACCGGTGTTGTATCTATTTCTGGTGGAGAATCTTTTGGGTCGTTAATGTTACCATCAACATATTTTAAATTAGGGTCAGGTCTTTTAACTACAGGTGCAGTTTTTGTTGACGACATACACATAGTGTTAACCTCCTAATAAATTGTTTTCGTTTCTATTTTTTAATTCAAGTAACCAATTGACTACACTTCTTTGTCCTGCTTTATGCCAAACAGTACGTTCAGAATCTTTTAAGTCTGGTGCTTTCTCTGGAAAAACTTTGTCTAAAGTTTTAATAAGTTCATCCACAGTGTAAGGCAATTGAATATCATCTAGTTCATTCATATTGTTTTCCTTCTAATATGGGTACTATTAGCCCCATAAATCTCCAGTCATACTGCCTTTAGCATATTCAGTAGAACGATTTTCAAAGAAATTTGTATGTTCTACGCCATTTAGAACCCAATCAAGCCAAGGCAATGGGTTATCTTTTACAGCAAAATTAGGTTTCAATCCTAATTGTAGTAGTCTTCTATCTGCAATATGTCTGATGTATTGTTTAATTTGATTAGGTTCTATACCTTCAACACCGCCTTGCTCAAATGCTAAATCAATAAACTTATCTTCTAGTGCTACCATATCTCTAGCAATATCGTATAAAGTTTTTTTGAAATCATCATTCCAAATGTGTTTGTTTTCATCAATTAAAGAATGAAATAATTTTATCAAACAATCTACGTGGTGACTTTCATCTCTTATAGACCAAGTTACGATTTGACACATTCCCTTCATTTTGCCGTAACGTTGAAAATTTAACAACATTACAAACGATGCAAATAATTGTAAGCCTTCTCCAAAAGCAGAAAAGGTAGCAAGTTCTCTGGCCATACCTTCAATGCCATCACCTTTAGTTCTAAAAAGATAATCGTGTTTATCAGACATAGCTTTGTATTCTTGAAAAGCTTTATACTCACTGTCTGGTAAACCTATTGTATCATTAAGTAATGAATATGAGTGTGCATGATTTGCTTCACTAGTAGCTATAGATGAAAGCATCATACGAATTTCTGGTGGTTTGAATTTAGGAATATAATTATCAAGATAAGCTTGAGCAATATCTACATCGCCTTGAGTAAAGAATTTTAAAATTTGTGTAATTAAATTTTTTTCTTTTGGATTTAATCTTTCATTCCAATCTCTAACATCTTCAGCTAAAGGCACTTCACTAGGTAACCAATGCATTTTTTGTTGTTGGTCGTAAGCTTCAAATGCCCAAGGGTATTGAAACGGTTTGTAATATTCTCTTGATTTTAATAAACTCATTTATCTTCCTCTACTTTAATTAAATTTTTTCTATCTAAAAGTGCGTAACTTATATTGATTGGTTCAAACTCATTTAAATATTCAAAAACAATTTCTTTATTTAAATGACTACAAGTGTACACATCTAATTGTATTACACTTGGATTTATTTCATCCCAAGAATGCAGAGCAATGTGAGAAGTTTCAATACACGAAACACACGTTAGTCCACGGTTGCCTTCTTTATTACAATAGACAGCAATTGGTTGTCCTAATCGTTTCATACCAATAGAAACAATTAATTTTTTAATCCATTTTTTTATTTTACGAATATCAGTAGGAGGTTTGTGAACTTCCGCTCTAATAATTATGTGGCGGTGTTCCATTAAAAAGACCTCCACAATTCTATACCTTCAATTATTATTATAACTAATAGTTCTACTGCAAGTACCGTATGGTATATTGTCCATAAGACAGATTGTTTTTGTTTTTTGTGAGCGCCACAACATTTAACTCTAGGTTTGTCGATGTCGTCAAATATACTGCTATTTGTCATTTTCCTTGTCCTTTATTTTTTAATTGTTTTCTCGTACGTCCTTGACGTTTTTTTTTGTTCATCATGCTAGTGCTAGGGTTTTTACCAATACTGGTTTTTTTATACTTAGCACTTGTTTCATGTGTTACTTCATTAAGTAAATTGTTTTTCTTTTTAGGCATTATGCGTGACAAGCAAGACACTCATCTTCAATAGCGTCTGGTCTAATCTTCCTTTCAATTTTTGTTGATATAATTTCTGCTCTTTTAATTGCCTCTGAACGGCAATAATAAAGTGTCTTCAAACCTTTTTTCCAGGCTGACAAATGTAACAAATGTAATTCTTTTATATTAACATCAGCAGGTACAAATATGTTTACACTTTGAGATTGGCAAATATGTTTTTGTCTGTCTGCAGCTAGGTCAATAATCCATCGTTGGTCTATCTCAATAGCTGTAGCAAAAACATCTTTTTCCCACTCAGTCAATTCATCTAAATGTTTTACTGAACCTCTTTTTGCTAAAATACTTTTCCAAGTGTTGTCATTGTCAATTCCTTTTTCTTTTAACAAAGCTTGTAAAAATTTATTTTTCATTAAAAATGTACCGCTCATAGTTTTTTGACTATAAACATTTGCTCTGATTGGCTCGATAGATGGACTGGTACTTCCACAAATAATACTGCTTGTTGCGTTAGGTGCAATGGCTAGTAAGTGTGCGTTTCGTAATCCAGTGCCAACCATATCTGGAGCTTCACCTTTTTCTACAGCTAATTGTTTTGATGTTTCCGTAGCTTGTTTTTTTATATTTTCAAAAATAATATTGTTTTGTGCTTTTGCTAAAACACTTCCAAAAGGAATCTTTTTACTTTGTAAGTAAGAGTGGAAACCCATTGTGCCAAGTCCAATACTACGCTCACGCATAGCTGAATACTTAGCACGATGCAGAAAATCAGTAGCGTTATTAATAAAATACTCCAATACGTTATCGAGAAAACGCACGACATCAGGTATGAACTTATCGTTGTCTTTCCATTCATCATATTTTTCTAAGTTAAGAGAAGACAAACAGCAAACAGCTGTTCGTTCTTCGTTGGTTGGTAATGTAATTTCACTGCAAAGATTTGAGTGGTGTACTTTTAATCCAATTTTCTTCTGAGACTCCGGCAAAGACTTTTGCACTGTGTCAATGTAGCAGATATAAGGTTCACCAGTTGCCACTCTAGTCTCAAGAATTTTTTGCCATAGTTTTTTAGCAGAGATTTTTCTAACAATTTTTCCTGTGTGTGGGTCAACAAGTTCCCAAGTATCATCGGCACTAGGGTCAATAGTGCAATTGTCAATAACAGACATAAACTTATCAGATATGTTAATACCATGATGAAGATTAAGACACTTACGATGCACGTCACCCCCACTTGGTTTACGCATTTCAATAAACTCTTCAATTTCTGGGTGGGATATATCTTGATATGCTGCATAACTTCCTCTTCTAGTTTTACCTTGAGAGAATGCTAACATTTCAGAGTCAACTACGTGCATAAATGGAATACTTCCAGTAGAGATTGAGCCACCAGAAGTTTCTGAACCATCACTTCTAACGTGTCCCCAATGTCCACCTATTCCACCACCCACTGTAGCTAACCATGCATTCTCTGTGTAGTGTTCGGTTAATCCTATTCGACTATCTGGAACATAATTTAGAAAGCACGAAATAGGCATTCCTCTTTTAGTTCCACCATTAGTTAAAATAGGAGTGGAAAACATGAACCATAGATTAGACGCATACGAATATATTCTGTCAGCCATAGCAGTATCATCTGAAAATGTTTTCGATGCTCTATAGAAAGCTTCTTGAGGACTGTTCTCTTCGTCAGTTAAATATCTATCTTTTAATATTCTCAGTCCTGCGTCTGACAATAATGCGTCTTTACTATAATCCATGTTATTCCTGTTCCGTTTTTTTAAGTTGTTTATTAATAATAAAATCTATGTACTGTTTAGCTTTCAATAAATCTTGAACACCGTTCTTCTTAGTGTGTCTCAAAAGATATTTGATAACGTTCCCAGTACAAAAATCTAATTTGTTTGCTATGATAAAATCGATTGGTTCAATTTTATGCTGTGTGTAGTGCGGAGGTTCTTTAATTAAATCTGCCATTGTGTAACCTCATGTGTTTGTTTATTGTATTCCCCGTGTCGTAGTATTCTGGCTACCCTAGCTTGTTGTAATGCATCATGCTCTTGCAATCCTTCTTTTGCGTAAGCTTTAATTACTAAGTCCCATTGTTCTTTTATAGGTAGCTTTTTATCTTTTAATATTTTCTGTGCTGTAACAATTCCAATTTTTGGACAGCCAGAAAAATTGTCAACAGAATCTCCAGTCAGTGTTTGGATTAAGTGCCACCAATCACATTCAGTTTTAGAACGTTTAATTATAGTTCTACCATCTTGTGATAGTTTTCCTGGAATTTGTCTTAGGTCTTTATCTAAAGAACAAATAATTTTTTCTTCTTTATTATTTGGTTCAGTAGCTAGTATGCCTAGGACATCATCTGCCTCTAAATTAGGATAGATGACTGCATCGTATTCTTCTATAAGCCATTTTCTCATTGCCCCTAATATTAAAGGTTTACGTTTTTCTTTACGGTTATCTTTATAGCTAGGTAAGATGTCTTTTCTAAAGTTGACACCATCTGTTAGTGCAATTGTTATATTACTGGCGTTTAGATTTTCTTTTAAGTTTTCTATTTCAGATAAAATATTATATTTACCTTGGTTCTCATCAGCGTGTAATGTCCATACTGTTGAGTCTTCCCACTTAATACTATGTTCTGCCATAGTAGATGCTTTGTAAGCAATGATGTCTCCATCAATTAAGAGTCTTCTCTTCATGGATTATATCCTCCTACGGATTGGTTAAGTTAAATTTTTTGATTGGAATAATTCTTTCAAAGGAATTAAAATGCATTTACTTGCATGGTGGTCACCAATCATTTTAAAATTGTCTTTAAATTTATCAGCAATCTTTTTAAGTTTTGGTACTTCAAAGATTAATTTACAATAATCCTCTTTACCTATTGCTAATATGTGAACCCAATAGTCAGCTTCCGTTTTAGCTAAACCACTAGGTTTACCCCAACACTCAATTTCTATTGCAATGTTGCCAGTCTTTGCCCACCAGTCTCTTTCTGTTTTAACTTCTAGTTTGTTTTTATTTTTGTCTAACAACGAAACAACTTTCTGTTCTCGCTCTTGTCCATATTTTAAATCAATATCAAATTTACTGTTTTTCATTAATGTGTTTCACTCCAATTGTTACCTATTTTATATTCGCCTGTTAACGGCACTCGTAATTGGAAGTGTTCACCAGTTCGTTTAATACATTCGACAGCCAACTCTCCTATTTCTTTTGCTTTGTCTTCATCACACTCAACTTGTATTTCATCATGTACCCATAATATTTGTTGAACGCCTAAAGTGTTTTTAACAGTGTTATCAAACTCAACTAACCATTGTTTACAAACGGCTGCGCCTGCCCCTTGCAACAAAGTGTTAAGTGCGCTGAAAGTATTTCTTACTTTGATTTGTCTTTTATCAAGACCAACCAAATAACCACGTTCAGCAGAAAGTTGTACTTGTTTGATTAATTTATTTAATGCAGGCAATCTATCTAAGAAACGCTTTTTAACTTTTGCTGCTTCTTTATTAGTTTTGCCAGTTACCTCTGCGATTTTTGAAACTCCCGCACCGTAAAGCCAGGCGTACAAAAATCTCTTACTTTGGTCTCTGGTTTCTAAACCCGCATTGTGTTGATTAGTAGTGTGTATATCACCGTTGACTACAACGTCAGCGTATGCACCACCATCAAATTTAGCAATGTAATGTCCAAGCAATCGCAACTCAAGACCACTTACATCTATTCCGATTAATACTTTACCTTTTGGTACAGTAAATAATTCTCTAAACTCTTTTCCGTAAGGAACATTGACAGAGGGAACTTGTTGTAAGTTTGGTTTCATTGCAGTAGCACGGCCTGTGACTGCGTTGTTTGTATTTACTGTTCCATGTATTCTACCATTACGTTCTAGTTTTAGATAAGCTTGATTACCTTCGGCTAACATTCCAATTCTTTTTTCTAAAAGAAAATATTTTGCTAACAGTTTTGCTTCTGGATAATCTAAATTATTTAAAACAGTATCATCTACTTTTGGTTTACCATCTGGTGTAAAGTCTTTTGGTTTCCAATTGTATTTATCAATTAATCTTTCAGCTATATGCATTCTGCTTGAAGGATTGAACTCTACAATTTTATCTTTTAATGGCTTACCAGTTTTTTCAGAAACTCTTTTAACCACTATAGGTTTAAATGTTTCTTCCATTTCTTTAGTTATCTTATCTCTTTGACCGGACAGGTCTGCGTATAACTTGACAGCTTTTTCTTTGTCAAACATTACACCATATCTTTCTTGTCTAGATATAAGAGTGGCTACAGAGTGTTCGAGATTTAAAGATTCTTCCGAATATTTTTTACCCAAAATTATTTGGTAAAGATTGAAAGTCACTTCTACATCTTGAACACAATATTCTAACATTTCATTTGAAAATTCTTTCCAGTCTGTTTCAAACTCTTGCTTATAATTTCCTAGTCTAACACCCCATGCTTTTAAACTGTGCTTGTTGACTAATTTTGTAGGAAAATTTTTTGTATGTACTCGTTTCATATCAGACTCTAATAAGTCAGACCAAATCAAACGGGTAGCAACTAATGTGTCAAAAACTTTTGCTTTAGTTTTGAAGTTATATAATTTTTCTAATACAGGAACATCAAACTTAATTATATTATGTCCGATAATAAGTTCAGCATTACATAGTTTGTCTATAGCTTGGTCGTTAGATAAAGTTAATACTTCTTTAGTCTCTATATCTTTTAATACTATGCAATGCACCTTCGTACATTCTTCTAATAAGTTGTCTGTTTCTATATCAAAACAGTATTTACTCATGATTTTATTTTCCTTATTTTTAAAACATTAACTGTTGGCATTGTTGTTACATTGCCGACATCACCTAATGTTCCATCGTCATTAAAATTAACGTCACCCGCTATGATATGAACATCTTTGTCTGCTCTAATCAGCCATCCCGCTGTAATACAGATTGTAACTTTACTAGCTTTAGCTTCTTTTAAATTTAACCAAGCTGCATTTGAGTTAATATCTTTCCAGTGACAATGCACAAATGGTGCGTTAAGTATTTTTTTATTTATAGTTGGTAGTTTCATATTAATGTACCGTGGCTTGTGCTACTTCAACACGACAAGCTGCTTCATCGTACATTGAAATTTCATTCAACATCATTTCTGCAGCAAGTCTAACCAAAGTGTTTGGAACACTTATGGTAGCCATCATTGAAGGATTCTTTCTACAAAGTTCGATAGCGTCATGTACTTCACGAGTAATGTTCCAATCTTTTTTTGTTTTAGAAATCCTTTTCATGCCCTTCCTTTATTTCAGTTAGACACGCAGTCTCAGAGTCAAAATACAATAGTCCGCATTTGCCAGTGTCTCCTGTGTGTCGGTTTTTTAATACACGTAACGTTGTGTAATTTTTATTCTCATCATCTTGTTGGTTTTTTTCTAAAGAAATTACGCCATCACTTAATTGACTAATGGCTGAACTGCCTCTCAAACTATTTAGTGATGTTTGTAATCCGTCTTCGTAACCCTTATTTCCTTCGGGTCTTTTTAAATGATTAACAACAAATAAACCTATGCCAGTAGACTCAACTAAACTTCTTAGTTTAGTCATTGTGACATCAATTAATTTACGTTCATCAAAACTTTCAAGTCCACTAATAACAATAGATAAGTGGTCAAGTATTATCCAATTTACATTTAATCCTTTTGCAAGATATTGAATTTTAGATAATAAATTTTCTGATTGAGTTGAGCCAAAGTGGTCAAACATATAAAACAAACCACTTCCAACTGTGCTATCAAAACTTTTCTTAAAATCTTCTTTACTTACGTTGTCTTTAGATAAGTGTAATGGTTTTTTTAAATCAATTCCCATTATACCTAATGCAGAACGCTTAACACTTTCTTCCAGTGCAATGTAACCTACACTCTCACCTTGTTTTAAAAGATGATGTGCTATTTGTCTGCAAAGTTGTGACTTACCTTGTCCAGTTCCACTTGTGATAGTTATTAACTCACCTCTTCTCATGCCCAATGTTTTTTTATTTAAACATTCAAAAGGGTATGGAATAGTTTGTGTTGTATCTTCACGAGTTATTAAATCATAAACCTCTGTTCCAGATACGATACCATCGGGTCTATAAGTTTTTGCACCCCACATACAATCAATAAGTTTTGCAGTTTCTCCTTCAACCAACATTTCATTGGCATCTTTTCTTGGGAGTGTTGCAATCTTACATTTACCTGGAGTAAATAATTTAGAGCATTCTTGAGCTGCAGTCTTACCCGCAGTGTCGGAGTCAAACATTAAAACAATTTCTGTTGCTTGTTCCAACCATTCAAGTTGTTGTTGCAAATCTTTTTTTGCACCTTGACTGCCAGTCTTTACAGAAACACAAGCCCATTTTAAACCTTGCGCTTGAGCCATAGACATTGCGTCTATCTCTCCTTCTAAAATTACAATCTTTTTATTTGTGTCACGCCATAAATTTTGACCAAAGAGCGTAGCTTGTTTGCTATCTCCTAGCCATTGGAATGACTTGTCTGGATAACGTAGTTTCTGTGCAACTAATTTATTATGTTTGTCATAGTAGTTTGCAATTTGAACTGTTTTATTATTATGTTTTCCAGTTTGATAATTAAATTTGGTAGTCGTTGCCAAATTAATATGTCTTTTGTTGAGAGGTTTAAGTTCTCCTTGTATTAAATTGTTTGTCAATTTCGTTTCCTCTTTAGGTTCGTATTGTTTGTAATAATGTCCACAACCAAAACAATGGCCGTGTCCATCAGAAAAAACGCCAACATTATTTTTGCTACCACATTCGAAACATGGTGCGTGATAAGTGAAATCACTTTTTTCCATTTTGATATTTCCTTGAAATTTTTTTGACCCAAAATATTTGGTCTGAAAAGAAACGACCCCTACGGTACAGTTAAGTATTCGTAGGGGTCACTACAAAAGTAGTGCATATGAACTCACTACCTATAAAAGGTATATCCTAATTTAATTCCGTTATCCACTCTTTTGGAATGAAACCGTCAGCATATTTAAAATTATGCTTTTCACACCACATTGCGTATGTTGTTTTGGATTTTTTAGAAATCCTAGTTTTAGAATTTGAAAATACAAATCTTAAATCTAGATTAGGATACTGAGTCTTTACTAACAAACTTTTTTGTTTGTCTGCTGTTAAAAACCTACCTTTGCCTTCTATATACATAGGCTCACCATTTTTTTTCATTAAGATAAAATCTGGAGTGTATCTATGTACCTTTTCAGGTTTCGTATATTTTAAAGTTTTTGTTTCGTACTCGAAACTAATATTTTTAAGTTTTAATTGTCGAGCAATTTGTTCTTCTAAACCACTTCTATATTTAGAAGTCGTCTTTATCTTCTGGTATCTCAGTCGGTGCATCATTTGTGAACTCCTCAGTGGATTGCGTAGCCGAGTGTTCATATCCTTCTTCTTCTTTAAAACCGTAACCAGAAGAATTTGAGCCACCTTCAATTAAATTAATTATTTGTGCAGCTCTAAGTCTCATTGAGACTCCTGCCCCAACCATACTGGTAAAATACGGAATAAGTTCTGCACTTACTTTTATTTCAGAACCTCCCCATACATTTACATTTAACATTGGTTTTCCTTTTGCATCAAATAATGTAGGTTTGTTTTCAAAAGTATCTCCACTCTTTGTTGTAACTTTTGCTTTGCATTTAAATTTAAAAATTACATTTCCAGTGGGTTTACCTTCTTCATCTACTTCATCAAAGTATGGTGCATCAGCTTGTTTAACTTTTTTGCCATTTGATTTTTCGGCAGCAAGTTTCATGCTTTCTTCTCTTACTCCTTCAATTGATTTTACAATATCTTGAGCGTCTTTTTTATTTAGTATAAGATTTGTTTTATATTCACCTATTTCACTGAACTTAGTGTCCGGTGAACTGAGCCACGGATATTGTGCAACTCCTTTTGGTGTAACAATCTTTATGTACTTATTCTTCATTGTCATTTTCCTCATTTGTGGTTTCTTCATCTAAATAGCCTTTTTCAATTAGGGCTACGCCTTCGTCTAAAGGCATTTGAACGTACTTCATTTTTTACTCCGTTAGTTCTAATAGGGGTACTAATTAACCCACCTATGGATTGATTTAAGCAAAGAAAAATTCACTCTTTAAAACCTCGTTAATATCGAAGTCTCCTTGTGGAGGTACTTGAGGTAATTTTTCTTTTTGTGTGTCATTTAAGATAGGTAACATTGATTGTTTAAAATCTTCTAAAGGACAACCTTGAGAATACATATCAACAAATGTTTCTCTGATAGTGTCAGCTAAAGTTTGACTGTCTGCAGCCAATGTTCCAAACGAGTCATGCACATTACAAAAATGAGACACACCTTTTTCATGTGATTTTACAACCGTCATAAATAAATGTGCTGAGTCTTGTGCGTGTATGTAGTTTGGTGGACAGGAGTTTTTAGCTTTATTAACTGAAAACTTTTCTGTCTCAACGTTTATTCTTGGTTTTATTATTTCACCAAACAATTTAGTTTTAACTCTCATAGATTTAAATTCTGGATAATCTTGTATCACTGGAAATCCAACTGGATTATTCCAACGTACAGCGTGTCCAGATTTTGCTAAAACTTTAGCGCAATCTTGTAAGAATGACATACCTAATCTTGCCGAAGATAAAACTTCACCCATTGAGTCCCAAATCACTCCTGCCAAAAATGTACAAGCTTGAAATGATGCTGTCCCAAATGGATGTAGGTCACCCTGGTCTTTTCTTTTTACGATGTCCTCATCAACAAAATCACTACATGAGTATCTTGTTGAACCATAAGGACTAGTCATAATTGCTCTTTTAACAGTTGAACGTTTAACTCCAAACTTTAACCAAAGTTTTGCGAACTCACTGTCAGTCATTGTTTTTAAATTTTCAATAACTTTATCTTTTACTACTGTATAAACATCTTGCGGTCTTTCACTGTTTGCAAGATTAACAGCTTTTGCTGAAGGTGTATGTTTTAGTATTCCACTGTAATGCTGAATACCATTGCAACTCCCATCTTGGTTACAAATAAAATGACTTTCATAACCGTAACCTTTTTGTTTAAATTCACACCACTCATTTACCCACGCAAGAAATTGAAAAGGTTTGTCTGCGTGTTCCCATTCTTTAAATGTAAACGGGTCTGATTGTATTTCGTCAAACATTTGTTGGTTACTCATTACCCATTCTAGCTGTTCTTTACGACTAACTTTATCTATTCCAAATAGAGCTGCACCCGTAACTGCCAACCAAAATTCACCATTGTTTTCTTTTGTAATTTTTTTACCAGTACCAAATAAATGTAAAGCCTTTGCAAAATCAACGCCCTGTCCATTTAAATAATTAGTTACGTGGTAACATCTACTACGAAAATCTAATGTGTGTGCGTGATAAAAAACTTTGTCTTTAAACATATCAGCAATCCACAAAACTTTTGCAAACAATAATCTTTTAGATTTTTGTCTAGCATTTTCAGTGTGAATTAATACAGCTTGTTGTCTGTAAAGTTTACGAGCTTCGGTGTTAGTTTCAATGTCATGCGGTTTATTAGGCAAATCTTCCAGTTCAGCTTTCGGTAATCCTCCAATTGGAATATTTTTGTCCCAAGCTTTTTGTAAAACTTTTAATACAAAATTATTAATTTTATATGGTGTGCTTTGCATTGCATTTATGCCTCTATAAATAATAGGCATTTTAACATCTTTGATTTGCTGTAAGTTATCTCTGTTTCTATATTTAACTAAAGTTAATGGTTTTATGTGTCTTGAATAGTAACCACCACCTGAAACTTTACCTTCCTCCCACATTCTAGGGACAACTAAAGTTGGAAAATATTCTGGTGCAAGAACTTCTAAGAAATCATTTCTATCATTAATCCATTGCAATGTTTTTTCAGTTGGCAATAAAACTTTCTCTTGTCTTTTTCTTTTGAGCTGCGCTTTCACTTCACACAAGCCAGTAGATAAAACCATTAATTCAATAAGTTTGTAACCAACGTGAACTTTTTCACTTCTTGTCCACAACACCCACTCTAATTTATTTTTTTGAGCAGACTCTCTAAGTTTCCTTCTTTTGTACATATATCCAAACGACCTTTTATCTAGGTCTGTTTTTACTATTCCATAATGCTCTGGATTGGACTCTTCAAACGTTCTTAACGCTACTTCATCTTCAATCTTACTGGCCACATTTATGGCTGCACTTGTAAGTTTTCTTGCAATAGTTATTGAGTTGATAATAGATTTTGCTGTGATTAATGATGCTATGTCTGGTTCTATCAAT